TAGCGTTTGCCCTGGACGGAGCCGGCTCGCTTATCGAATTTCTCTCCCCATGCCATTCCGGAGCCATTGTTAAATGGGCAGAATTGAAAGTGGAGTCAAATCCGACCTCCGCAAGCTTGGCATTTCCCGGCCAAAATCAGCGCTAGAAATGCTCGCTATTCGCCTCGCCCAATTGCTTGATTCGGAAGAAATAGATGACCGGCAGGCGGCCGGGATCGCCCGGGAGCTTCGGCTCACCATGGCGGCAATAGCCTCTCAGCCGGCCCCGGAAACAGATAGAATTGCCGACCTTGCCCGCAAAGTGCAGGAGAAATGATTACCACCTCTAGCGGGCTCCGCTATTGCTTTGATTGCTGGTGGGCCTCTTTCGCGGAAGATCCGGATGAGCGCTCGGATATTCACCTCTGCTATTCGGACGAATGCGAGTGTGAGATTTGCTCCCGGGAGCAATGCTCTATCCCGTCCGGGATTAAGCTTTGATAGGTGAGCAGAGACCGCGGCTCTTCTCATATCCGCAAGATATAGCCAAATCATACGGGGCCGAGGCGATAGAGCTTGCCGCCTCGGCAAGCCTCTTCCTTGATGACTGGCAATCCTTCGCGCTAGACAAGATGGTTAGCGTAAGGACTGACGGCAAATGGAGCGGGTTTGAATTTCTCGCCATCCTTGGGCGTCAAAACGGTAAGGGCAGCATCATTGAGGCCAGGGAGCTAGCCGGCCTCTTCCTCTTCCCCTCCGATCGCTTGATCATTCACACGGCACACGAGTTTAAAACTGCGGAAGAGGCCTATTTTCGCGTCAAGTATCTGATACAAAACACTCCAGACCTTGACCGTAGGATAAAGAAATATAGCGATTCCCATGGGCAAGAGGGCATAACGCTTCTGCCTTCCCCAACAATCATCATGGGCCCAGGCGGAAGGCACATAACTCGGAGGGCTGAGAAGCGGCTAAGGTTCCTCGCCCGGTCGGGCGGGAGCGGCCGGGGCTTTACCGGGGATCTCGTCATTTATGACGAAGCCATGATCCTTGACGCGGCCAAGGTCGGGGCTACGCTTCCAACGCTCTCGGCCAGGCCCAACCCTCAAGTCCTGTATATGGCTAGCGCGGGGATGATCACCTCAACGCAGCTAGCGAAGGTGAGAAGGCGCGGGGTTGCGGGTAGCTCGCCTTCCCTCGTTTTCCTTGAGTGGAGCATTAACGCTCACGGGGAGGAATGCGACCCATCCTGTAAAGCCCACGATGATCCGGACGATATACGCTCTGTTGCCCGCGCCAACCCGGCTCTAGGTATCCGGATCTCCGAAGATTACATAGTCAAAGAGAAAGAGGCTATGGATGAGACGGAGTGGCTCCGGGAGCGTATGGGAGTCGGCCAGTACCCGGCCCCGCTGGATGGCTGGCTTGTCATCCCGCGTAAATGGTGGGATGCAACCCAGGACAACAATGATGATCCTGCCCGCCCGGCCCGTCCCGTCTTCGCGGTCAATGTCTCCCCGGATCGCAAATGGGCGTCTATCGGCCTGGCGGGAGCCCGGCCAGATGGCCGGATGGGGATTGAGGTTGCCGACCGGAGGCCCGGTACCAACTGGGTTGTGCCTCGTTGCGTGGAGCTTCAAGAGCGCTGGCACTCGCCCGCCTGGATCATCAACCCCCGGGGGGCTTCTGGCTCCCTCGTTGATGATTTGGAGCGGCAGAAATTCAACGTCGTAAAGCTTACGACTCAAGACGTGGGGCATGCTTGCGGGCAATTCTTTGACTCGCTCCGTGATGATCTCGTGTGGCATCTCCGCCAGAAGCCTTTGCGGGATGCGCTGGCCGGGGCCGACAAGCGGACTCTTTCCGAATCGTGGGCCTGGGACGAGAAGAATGCCGCGGTTGATCTCTCGCCTCTTGTTGCCGTGACGTTTGCTCTATGGGGCTTCATGAAGTTTGGCGAGGATACAGATTATGAGGCACGGGATTCCGTGCATTTTGATGTTGACGAGATTACCCGCCTCGCCCGTGCGGGATTCTATAGCCCCTCGGATTTGCAACGGCTGAGGGATCAAAAGCTGATTACGGACGCTGAGCTAGAGACCGTGCTAGAGGCATTGAAGGTGGATACATGACGGCTATTACCGCTAGCCTCTCGCGGGCTCGGGGCTTGCTCCGGCCGCTACTGTCGGCCAGGATCGCGGCAACGCTGCCCGGGATCGCGGGCATGGTGCTTATCTCGTTCGGGGCTTCGCTCATTTACCTTCCGGCCGGGCTCATTATCGGCGGGGTCCTGTTGCTTCGTATAGACGCGAGGCTGTAACCCGTGGGCCTGATTTCTGGCCGGCCCATGGCTGAGCGCCTCTGGGGGATCTCTACCGTTGGGGAGCTTATCCCCGCCCGTGTTCCCACGAGCTTGTATCCGAGGCCGATTGTCACGCCTGAGCGGGCTATGCAGCAATCCGCCGTATGGGCGTGCCTGAGACTCCGGGCCGATCTTGTTAGCACTCTGCCTATAGATGTCTTCCGGAGGATCACGCTCGTTGCCGGGGAGCCGTCCATACAGATCCCGGCGGCCGTACCCCCGCTCCTGGTGAGCCCAGGCGGGGAGCGCGTGGGCATCAAAGAGTGGCTCTACATGGGCCAAGTTGAGCTTGACCGATCGGGCAACAACATCGGGATTATCCGGGAGGTTGACGCGCAAGGCTACCCCGCCCGTGTTGATCTCGTGTGTTCCTCGTCTTGCGCCATCCGTGGCCGTTATGAGGAAGTCACGGAATATTTGATCGATGGCGAAAGCTATGCGCCTGAGTACATTTGGCACGAGCGGCAATATCCCCTGGCGGGCGTGCCGTTTGGCCTCTCGCCCATAGCTTACGCGGCATACACGCTTGGCGAATATGTCTCCGTGCAAGAGTTTGTTACATCGTGGTTTGGCGGGGGCGCTGTTCCCAGGGCCCGGCTCCGCAACACGGAGAAAAAGCTTAAGGGCACGGAGGCTGCCGTTGTCAAGGAGGCTTGGCGGGCTTCTATCGCCATGGGTGAGCCCTTCGTGCACGGTAATGACTGGGAATATTCGCTTATCCAGGCGGAGAAAGCTAGCGCCGACTGGCTAGAGGCCAAGCGTTACACGGACGTTGATATTGCCCGTTTCCTTGGCTGCCCGGCCGATCTCATAGACGCGGCCGTTTCTGGCCAGAGCATCACCTATGCAAACATTACGGAGCGCAACCTTCAATTCCTGATCATGCATCTTGGCCCCGCGATCTCCAGGCGGGAAGACGCCTTGACGCGGGCTATTCCCCGGCCAAGATTCGTGAAGCTCAATTCTGAGGCGCTCTTGCGCATGGACCCAATGACGCGGGCAGCGTACATCAAGACTCAGATTGACTCTCGTGTACTGGCCCCGTCTGAGGCCCGCGCTATCGACAACCGGCCGCCGTTTACCGCTGATCAAATCGCGGAGTTTACGGAGCTTGGCCTTATCAAGAGCGCCGCTCCTGCTGATCAGGGTATGGCCGCTCCGCCTCCGGAGGATAACGCAAATGCAAACTAGCCAGACTGTCACGAGCAATGTAACCCTTGTCCCATTTGATATCCGTGATGCCAGGGCCCAGGCGGGCAGGCCCGCCGGCCCCGCCCGTATGCACCGTTTCCCAAGCGAGATCCGGGCGAAGCTCACCAAGCGTGACGGCAAGAGCTTCTATGAGGTTGATGGATACGCAAGCGTTTTTAACGTTTGGTATGAGATGTACGACATGTTTGGCCCATATAAAGAGAAGGTTGATTCTGCCGCCTTTGATATGACGCTGGCGAATGATCCGGACGTTGCGTTTTTGCTCAATCATCGCGGCATGACTATGGCCAGGACTAGCAACGGCACGCTTGATCTCTTCAAGGATGATACTGGGCTAGGCGTCCATGGCTTGCTTAACGCGGAGCGGCAAGACGTTAAGGATCTGGCTAGCGCGATTGACGACAAGCTTATTACCGAAATGTCTTTTGCCTTTATGCTCAATGAGGGCAAGTGGAATGATAATTATGATCATTTCACTATCTATGAGGCGGATATTGACCGCGGAGATGTTTCGGCCGTCAACTATGGGGCCTCGCCTTACACGAGCATTGAGGCGCGGGCTCAGGAGTATCTAGCGGACACGGAGCGCCTCCCGCTCCCGGTTGCCCGTGCCGCTCTCTCCCGTCTCTCCGTGAGGCTCTCTGAGCCCGCGAGAGAGACTCCCGAAGCTCCCCACGAGGGCCCAGGCGCGGGCCCGTCGCTGGCGATCGTCAGGCGGAGATTTCTGGCGCTTGACGAACGGTAAGCCCTGGCGAGATCAAACGCGGGGTTTTTACCCGGAGGTCACACCGGGTTAGCGCCTTTTGTTTGGCCTGGCGAGATCACACGAAGGCCAATCGTTGATCACATTTCTTTGAATGATTGGAGTGTGCCGCTATGGCCACGATTGACGAACTGATTTCCTCGATTGAGGTTGAGCTTGAGGCAGAGCAGAAGCGTGAGCAGAAGGCTCGCGCGGAGATCAAGCTCATGATTGAGACGGCCGGAAATGAGGGCCGTTCTAACCTGAGCGAAGAGGAAGACAAGCGCTCAGAGGATCTCTTTGCCGCCGTTGAGGGCTCCAAGGAAGCCCAGGCGGGCATTAAGCGCAAGCTCGCCAACGCTACGAAGGTCAAGGCTGAGGAAGCCGAGGCGGAGGCCCGCGCTCGTGAGACGCGGGAAACCCCGGTTAGGCGTCCGAAGTATGACGAGGTTGCCCGGGTTGGCAAGGAAGAGCGCACCTATCACAAGGGTAACGATCCTTCCGGGGATATGTTTATCCGTGACGTTTGCCACCAGTTCCTTAACAACGACGTTTCGGCCGGGACTAGACTTGCCCGCCATATGCACGAAGAGCGCGTTGAGCGTCCGCAGTATTTCCAGAGGGCGGCAGGCGACCTTGCGACAACCGCCCTGGGCGGGCTCGTTGTGCCTCAGTTCCTTGTGGATATGACCGCTCCGGCCGTTGCGAACCTTCGCCCGTTTGCGGACGTGTGTAACCATCACATTCTGCCTGATCAGGGCATGACGGTTACGATCCCGAAGATTACCACGGCCACGAGCGCGGCTCTCCAAGCAACTCAGCTTACGGGCGTTTCGGCAACCTCCCTGGCTGAGACCGATCTCAACGTGTCGGTACAGACGGCCGCCGGCCAGCAGAATGTCTCCCGTCAGGCTCTTGACCGCGGCTATGGCATTGGCGACGTTGTGCTACAGGATCTCTTTAAGAGGTACGCTACCGTTCTGGATAACACGCTGATTAATCAGGCTACTAACGGGCTTGATGCGGTTTCCGTGACCAACACTTACACGTCGGGCTCTCCCACGGGCACGGCGCTGTTTACGAAGGTCGTTGGCGCGATGTCCGGAGTTGAGGCGGCACTTCTGGCCATGGGCCGGCCAACTCATGTGATCATGCATAGCCGGCGCTGGTACTGGCTCCAGTCTCAGCTAACCTCCACTTGGCCGCTCGTTAACATGGGCGGGGATTCCCGGGTTGGTGGTTCCGCAAACGAGGGTTCTTCGTATGCGAGCGGGATTCGCGGACAGCTTCCTAACGGGCTTGGCGTTGTGGTTGACAACAACGTTGTCACTAACCTTGGCGTTGGGACTAACCAGGATCGCGTTTATGTCGTGCCTCAGGATGAGTGCCACCTTTGGGAACAGGCCGGGCAGCCAGCTTTTATCAGGGCTGAACAGCCTAACTCGCCTTCTCTGGGCGTGCTCCTTGTCGTGTACGGCTATTTTGCCTACACCTTTGCCCGCTATTCCTCGATTATCCAGAATATTGACGGTACCGGATTGGTTACCCCGGCATTCTGAGTTAGCGGGGAGCCCGGGGTTTAGCTGGCTCCGGGCTCCCCGGCAAGGGGTTTAGCCAATGCGGCAAATGAGTCATGTAGCGCCATACCCGGTTGAGCTAGAGGAAGTAATCTCCAAACTGGAGTTTGCCCCGGGCTGGAGTTTTGAGCTACGCGATTGCGAAAAGCACGCGGGAGCCCGCGGTCTCACCCTAGTTATCTCGATTGAGACAACGGATGCCTACAATCCTGGCGAGCCTTACACGGTAACTCACTATATGAGCGTGCCGCCTGCCTCACACAATCTCCGCAACTGGGCCCGCTGGGTACTAGAGCAGATCCTTCTAGTACAGCGTCATGAGGCTATGGAGGCTTTCGTTGTTGACGGCAAGAGACCGTTTCCGCCTGGGCATGGCGGGGGCCGTGATCCTTATTACCCGCTAGTGATTTATTGAGAGGCCGGGCATGGCAGTTATCATCAACAACCGCGAGGTTAATCTTTCCTCGGCCCAGACGGGCAACGGCCAGAGTACCAACATAGCCGACCGCATGCAGCCGGAGACATTCGTACAGTCTCGCGGCCCGGCAATGCTCGTGATCACGACAACGATAGGCGCAACGCCAACTTGCACATATGCGGTTGAGGGTTCGGCCGATGGCTCTAACTGGTGGGCCCTGCAATATGCGGACTCGGCAACCCCGGGCACGGTCGTTACAACCACGTTTGCGATTACGACCGCCACAACTAAGCAAGTGATTATCCAGCCGAATCAGCCGTTTAAGCAGCTTCGTATTACTTATTCGGCTAACACTAATGTCACCAATACGGCCAACGTCTATTTCTTCTGAGTAGCTATGTACGAAGTGATTACGTTTACTGTTGATTACCCGGAAGCCGTTACGGAGCCCCCTATGTCTGACAACGAAAAATACATTGCGGCACTGTTGCGGGAGCGGGAGGCGGCACCCCGGCTTGGCGCTCCGGAGCGGGTAGCGGAGATCGATGCGGAGCTAGAGCGCCATGGATTCGGCCCGGACGGTAAGCCTCTCAAGCGTAAGCAAGGCGAGGCTCCGCCTGGCCGCAAGGAGAGCCCGGAGCGGCGCAACACGGCCAGGCGGGCAGCCGGATGAGCAATGCCTACCGGGACAAGCTTCTAAGCGTCGGCTATCTCCCGCGCGGCCGTGCCCGCTCACGCATCCGTGAAGGCCGGGAGCATCCGGAAAGCGGGGCCGCCTTCAAAGAAACGACAGACGAGCTAGGCAACACGGTTACCGAACATGCCACGAAGGATGATCGCGTTGACGTGAATATCCGGCCTGAGACCGTCCGGGTAAAGATTGGGGCCATCAATGGCATGGACTAAAAGCGGGCTCTATGTCCACACGTTCCAAGAGATCCTCCGCGGTACCTCGCTAACTGGCGGGCAATTTGACTGGCGTTTGGCAACATACAAGATCGCGCTTCACAACTCGTCTAACACGGACGGATCTTCGCCAATCAATTTCTCTACCGCTACTCCGTCTTGGGTTAACACTAACGAGGTTTCCGGTACAGGCTGGGCCGCCGGCGGTATCACGCTTTCAACGGCCGCCTCCGGGGGCGGCAGTGTTACCCCGACGCTCGCGGAAGGCACCACGGGCAGTATCCGGTATAACTGGACTAGCGCGCTCTCCGTGGCCAGTACAACGCTCAATTCCGGGGGCGGGCCCTTTGGCTGCATCATCTATGCCGATCCGGTTACGTCACCTTCGGATATGGCCGATGCCATGATTGTCGCTATATGCTTCGCGGCTTCATATCCGACGAATAACGGCACTTTTGGGATTACGCCTAGCGGCACGGGCCTTGTTGAGATTGACATAACGCCCTGAGTCTCTACATGGGTAGCTAATCGCGGAAGCGGTTAACAGGGCCCGGGAATTTAGGGTGCCTCATGGCTGTTGGCCACATTCTAACTACGCAATCACATAGCTCCGGCTCTGCCTCAACTAATCAGGCTTCATTTAACTGGTCACACGCTAACGGCGGCACTACGCCCAGAGGCGTTCTAGTCTACACTTTCCATACTCCGGCAACTGGCGATATCGTCACTAACGTTACCTATGGTGGCGTGGCGCTTACTGCCGTTCCTGGCGGCCGGGCCGCCGATACCGCCACTGAGCCGGGCGATTGTAAAGCATGGTTCCTCGGCTCCGGTATCCCAACAGGTACGCAAACGGTCGAAGTTACCCGCACTAACAATAGCGATCAAGTGTGGGCAACCGCAACGACCGTTTCGGCAGATGATGATACCGAAGTTGTCGGCACCACAATTCAACAGGAAAACGGCACCTTCGCGGCCATTAGCGTTAACGATGGCTCTACCGGCGTTAACTCAATGCGTTTTGCCGGCGGCTATTCTGGCGGGGCTAATATTCTCAGTGCCGCCACGGGCTCAACGGTCACGGCATCTAACGACCTCGGCAACTACACTGACACGGTATGCCGCGAGTCTACCGCCGGCCAAGGGGCCCGTAACGTTGGCTTCACCTTCGGCACGTCTGACGATCGCGCTTATGTGGCACTTGCCGTCCGTGAAGTATTCACGTCAGTAAATTTTGATGCCGTAGGGCCGTCTTCGTCTGGCCAGGTTTCCGCTACCAACCCAACGTCCCCGCTAACCTGGACTCACGTTAACGGGGCGGACGCTACCGGCCTAGTTGTTTTCGTAGCGGTCGGCAAAATTGGTGATAGTGGCATAACTGTTTCTGTCACCTATAACGGGGTTGCTATGACCGGGGGCACCCCGGTACATAGCGCGGGTGGCACGGCCGGATATCTACGGGCGTTTACGCTTCTCAACCCGGCCACGGGCTCTAACACGGTTTCGGTCTCTTGGACGGGCTCCCCTGAGAAGGTAACCGCGGGCTCAATTTCCGTCACCAACGCGGGAAGCTTCAACACTCAATACAGCAATACCGGAGCCGGCACGACAACCGCAACGGCCACAAGCTCCGGAAGCACAAACGGCAGTCTCATTGTTGCGGGCGTTGCAGACGGAGGCGGCACAAGCTCCGCAACGAGCCCGTCAACAAGCCGTTTCATTGCTAACGGGGATTCTAATAGCGGAGCCGGCAACTGTGCGGGGGCCACCTCCCCGGGCACGGGATCAAACGTCACAACCGCATGGACAATTAGCAATGATGATTATGCGGTTATCGGCATTGAAGTATTGTTGCCAACCGGAGGGGATGCAACTGCTACCCCTGGCGTTGTCTCCGGATCGGTAACGATCCCCGCGCCTACGCCTAGCGCGGGCTCTACGGCGGCCCCGGCCGTTGTCCAGTGCTCAACTGCGATTCCAACGCCCACGGTCTCCAATAGCGGAGACGCATCGGCTAGCCCGGCCGTGGTTGCTGGCTCAGCCACTATCCCCGCGCCAACGGTTAGCGCGGGCTCTAAGCCCACGCCTTCCGTTGTCCAGGGTACGGCCTCGATTCCGGCTCCCACGGTCTCAGCCTCTAGCAGGGCAACGCCTGGCGTCGTTTCTGCCGTTACCTCGATACCCGCCCCGGCAGTTAGCGCGGGCTCTACGGCCAGCCCCTCAGCAGTCCAGGGCACAACAAGCTTCCCCGCCCGGACACTAAGCGCGGGCTCCATGGCCGGCCCGGCAACGGTCCTGGGCACAACGAGCATTCCAACGCCCTCCGTATCGACCGGAGGGGATGCCTTCATTACCCCGGCTGTTGTGGCATGCACAACGAGCATCCCAGCGCCAACGGCCTCCGCAAGCTCCCGGGCAACCCCCGGCGTTGTCCAGGGCTCAGCCTCGATTAGCTCCCCCTCGATTGCCCAGGGGCAAACGATAATCCCGGCCCTCGTTGCAGCCCTGGCCGTGATCCCCGCGCCAACTGTCGTCGCCCTGGGCCCCGTCACCTACGGCACCGCAAGCGTAACTAGCGGAGATGCCGCTACAAGCGGGGTTGAAGGCACGGGCAGTTTCGCCCGGATTGAAGGTCACTCACTATCAAGCTTCGTGCAAGGCAGGGAGTTTGCCTAATGGCTACAGACGTGGGAGCGGTTTACCGCTCTACGATACAGGTTAGGGATGATACAGGCGCTCTCACCAACCCGGCCACGAAGATCTATACGGTTACGCAACCGGACGGCTCTACCGCAACGCCAACGATCGTCTCCGATGGCACGGGCCTTTTTCATGCCGATTTCATGGGAGCCCAGGAGGGTTTGCATTCCGTCTCATGGGTAACGACGGGCCCGGACACGGCCAGGACCGACTATGAAAACTTTATCGTCTTCCGCTCCGTTGTCGGCATTGGGGAAGTTAGGGATTTCCTTCACCTCAACGACACTTCCCAAGACGACATGCTTAGAGTCTTCATGGCGGGAGCCACGGAGCTAGCGGAGAGCATCGTTGGCACTTGCGTTGTCCGCACAATCACCAACGAGCATATCCCGGGGGGCATGCGGGCAGCCATCCGGCTCCCGCAAGGGCCGCTTCCGGACGCCTCCGCGGTTACCTCGATCACCTCCGTTTGGCCCAACGGCCCAACGTGGGATTCAACCCTGTTGAACGTGTACCCGGAGTCCGGGGTTGTTGAGCCTAAGGATATGCAGGGATTTTGGTTTGGGCCCTGGGTCGCAACCTATAAGGCAGGAAGGAAGATTATTCCTCTCGCCGTCGTGCTAGCGGTTAAAGAGATCGTTTTTGATCTCTGGGCTACCCAGCGCATGCCGCAAGCCGACCAGCTAGAGCCAGGACTAGAGGAAACCTCAACATATGAGGCAACGATGCCCCCGGGATATGACATGCCCCCGCACGCTAAGGCGCTACTTGCCGGGGTTGGCGGAATGCCCGGCTTCGCGTAACTGATTTAAGGAAGGCCCAACATGACAGATTTTCCGGCTGAGGGAGCATTTCAGACGGGCGTTACTAACGCCATGACGGAACGAAGCGGAGCCACGGCAGGAACAGATACCGTGCCCGCTAACTCTACGATCCTCGCCCGCAACACGGGGGCAGGCACACACGTTGTCACGCTCGTTGTCAATGCAACGGTTGACGGGCTCGGAGTAACGAGCCGTACTCACTCAATGACAACGGGCACAATCAAGGCTTTCTTTGTGCCTGGCATTTATGGTGACGCCAACGGCCGTGTTGGTATCGGGGTTGATGGCACGGCGGCCGAGGTTAAATATTACGTGCTTGCGAGTTGACCGTGAACGCTCCCGAATGGCCGTATATAGCGGCCCGCGTCATTGACCTTGTTATCTATGAAGATGTGCGGGGCCGGAAGCTAGAAGTACATCGCGCCCGCGCATACAACCCCGGAGATCTCGTGTCGCCTACTGCCGTGATCGGAGATCCGAAGGCCGGCCCGGATGCCTGGCTAGAGGTTGGCCCCGACGTGTCGCGCCGCGAAGATTACCCGCCCAAGCCGGAGGGGGCCGAGGATGTCAAGGAAAAAGATAGGCCCGGTAATCCTCGATTGGGACGACCGAAAGCTAGATCACTATCTGAATGATCCCACGGGCGAAATTGGCGTTGAGCTTGTAGACAAGCTTGGCGCTGTAGTCCTGGCCGGGGCCAAGAGGCGGGCCCTCCGCCGTACCGGGGCAATGGCCAGCGCCATGCGTTACCGGGTTATCCGCGAAGATGGAGAGCTTTACGCGGTTATTGAGAGCCCGGTACAGAATAAGGAAACAGGCTTCCCCTATGCGGTTGTGCATGAGGGGAAAAAGGTGCGCGACCGCCGGCCGCATAGGTCGTTGAGGCCAGCGCTCCGCGATATCCGCAAGATACTCCCGCGAGCGGAGTAATTCCGGTTAGGGCCCTCTTCGGGCTCTGGCTAGGGCCGGGGGATTCCGGCCGCGTTCTGTCCATTTACCGTGAGAGAGGGGTTGGCTTATGCCTGCCGTTACGGTTCCTAAAAATGCCTTGGCCACGGGCCCAGGCTATCTCTACATTGGCGCGGTTGGCGTCACGCTCCCCACTAACACGGTTTCGGGCTCCGTGTTTACGGACTCTTGGCCGGGCGGTTGGTCTCTCCTGGGCATCACGAAGGAAGGCCATACCTTCAACTACTCAATTGATACCGACAAGATTATCGCGGCTGAGTATTTTGATCCCCTGCAAATTGTGACTACTGGCCGGGCCGCCTCCGTCACGTTTGAGCTTATGCAGATCTCGGCAACCTCGTTTAGCAAAGCACTTAACGGAGGCGTCTTGACGCCTTCCGGCTCTGGCACTACCCAGCTTAACACTTACACTCCCCCGGTTCCCGGGGCTGAGGTTAGGTGCGCGATCGGATGGGAGAGCCAGGACAACACGGAGCGCCTCGTCTTTGAACAGGCTTTTCAGACGGGCACGTTGCAGGTTTCCCGTAAGAAGGGAGCCGACAATGCCACTATCCCCGTTGAGTTTGCTTCTGAGCTTCCCGCTTCCGGTTTCCCCTTCCGCTATTGGACGGCTGGCACTATTAGGGCTTGATTATGAATCCTGTAGACGCCTCGGACGCTATGGCCGAGGAAGGCGTTAGTTCTGACGACAAGATAGAGTTTCTAGGAGAGGTTTTCCAGCTTCCCGAGAAGGTTGCATTCTGGGCCTTTGTCATCTTCGGGAAGGCTGCCAAAAGCGGGCTCTCTACGGATGATGATGCGGGCCTGGCCGCTATGTATGACATGGTGCATGGCTCGCTTCGGGAGGAAGATGGGGAGCGTTTCGACAAGCTGGCCCTTGAGAAGCGCCCCGATGCGGAAGAGATCTTTGATTTTATCAAGGAGATTATGGAGCGGGTAAGCTCCCGCCCTACCGGGCCGCCATCCGGCTCCTCGTCACGGGGGCGGAAAACCTCGATGAAATCGAAGGCTCCCTTGCGGCCGGATGGGGCAGAGGATCTCATCCCAGTTGGCGAAGCTCTCCGCTAGATGGCATGACGCCTCGCGTCTTCCTCAATCTCGTTTATGCACGGTTGATGGAGACCGCGGAGCGGGCCGAAGATCCGGGCAAGGCACGAGAGGAAATCATCGGGGAGCTTTATGCACCCCTGGACAAGCGAGACGACATCACCTCTCTAATCGCGGGGCTTGAGGGTTAAAGATGGCTATTACGCTGGCGGCCGTATCCGTAAGGGTTAAAGCCGACACTAAGAATTTTCAAGGCGAATTTGAGGCGGGCGTTGGCCGGGCTGTAGGCCCGGCCGGGGCCAGGCATGGCAAACTCTGGGGACGGTCGTTTAGCAACGCGGCCGGAGGCTTGCTCCGCAACGCTGGGGGGCTCGTTGCCGCCCTTGGCGTTGGCAAATTCCTTAAAGATTCGATCGATGCAGCCCAGGAGACGGCCAAGGTTTCGGCTCAGACACGGGCCGTTATCAAGTCTACCGGAGGGGCCGCCAACGTAACCGCGAAACAGATTGATAATCTGTCCGCGAGCCTCATGCGGAAAACCGGGATTGATGATGAGGCAATCAAATCCGGTCAAAACATGCTCTTGACCTTCCGCAATATTCGCAATGAGTCGGGCAAAAACAACGACATTTTTAACCAAAGCTCCAAGATCCTCCTTGACATGACTGCCGCCATGCATGGCGGAGAGGTCACGCAAGAGGCCATGCGAAAGCAAGCCGTGGGATTGGGCAAAGCCCTTAACGATCCCATTAAGGGCATGACGGCTTTGCAGCGGGTTGGAGTTAGCTTCACTGATCAGCAAAAGAAGCAGATTACGACCCTCGTGGAATCGGGCAACCGGCTTGGCGCTCAGAAGATCATTCTTCGGGAGCTTGGCAAGGAGTTTGGCGGCAGTGCTGCGGCAATGGCAACGCCATTGCAGAAGATGAAAACCGCTTTTGGCGAGGTTGAAGAGAATATTGGCACGGCTCTCCTGCCTGTTGTCACGAAGCTTGCTAACTTTATATTGCGGGATTTGCTGCCGCAAGTGCAGGCTTTCATCCCGACAATTATGGGATGGGTGCGGGTAGCTATTCCGAAAGTTACAGAGGCTATTGGCTTCTTTTTGGTCGGGCTACGGGCGATCATCAAGTTTATCAGCAACCTTCCAGGCCCGATCAAGATTGCCGCCATTGCTGTAACGGCTCTTGGCATCGCGCTCAAGGTTGCTGCCGCTAACCCCTGGACGGCCCTTATCGTCGGTACGATCCTCCTCGTTGGGATCATCGTTAAGAATTGGGCCAAGATCAAGGCGGCTGTTAACACGGCCCTTGATGCGATCAAGGGAGCGGCGCTGGCGGTCTGGAATTGGATTAAGCGCAACTGGCCGCTCTTGCTTGCGATTCTGACGGGGCCCTTTGGGCTTGCGGTCAAGTTTGTTATCGACCATTGGAACACGGTTAAGAAAGTAACCTCCGGGCTTATTCAGGCGTTGCGAAACCTCTTCGCGGCTTTCGTTGATCGTCTCCTTGGACTTTTCGGAACTATCATCCATGGGGCTGCTAACGCTTTCGGCTGGATTCCCGGCATTGGCGGGAAGCTCAAGGGGGCCGCTAGCGCTTTTGACAGATTCCGGAGGAATGTTAACGCCTCGCTTCGCGGTATCGACAACCGGAGCGTACACGTTAAAACATTCTTTAACACGGGAGCTAACCCTTCGGGCTTTGCTATCCGTGCCATGGGCGGGCCGGTCAAGGGTCCAGGCGGGCCGACAGACGACCGGGCCGGGCTCTTCGCGCTCTCTAATAATGAGTACGTTATCCGGGCCTCCGCGCATCGTAAGTACGGGACACGGTTCCTTGATGCGGTCAACGCGGGCCGCCTGGCCGCCGGCGGGGCCGTGGGTGTCCATGTCTCAACGAGCTTTCCTAGCAGGGATGAGATTGCATTTAGCTCGTGGCGGGCCGTTGGTGGTCTCGCCCGCGCCTGGGCTAAGCAATTCCTAGCCTCGGCCGGGCCCGGGGGGAGTGTGGAGCGCTGGCGGGGTCTCGTGCTGGCCGTGCTTGCGGCTATGGGCCTGAGCGCCGCTTGGGTCGGCACGGTGCTCCGGAGGATGAATCAGGAGAGCGGGGGTAATCCCCGGGCTATCAACCTTTGGGATATCAATGCCCAAATGGGCGACCCTAGCCGGGGCCTCATGCAAACCATCGGCTCCACGTTTAACACCTATGCGGGGCCGTATCGGTTCCTCGGCATTTATAACCCGTGGGCTAACGTGTGGGCCGCGCTTCATTACACGTTGGCGAGATATGGCAGCCTGGCCGCCTTGAATCAGCCGGGCGGTTACGCCGACGGCGGGATCATCACGGAGCCGATCTTTGGCGTTGGCCGCTCCGGGCGTACTTACACCTTCGGGGAACGCGGCTATGAAACCGTGACTCCCGGCCGGGGTATGGGCAACACTTACATCATCCATCAGCATATAAGCCCCGGGGTTAGCAAAGCCGAAGTTGGGGCCGGCCTCGTTGACGCCATCAAGGCTTATGAACGCGGTAACGGGAAGAAATGGCGCTCGTGATGATGCCTAATGTAATCCTTGAGCTTGGCCTAGCATCCGGGGCCTTGATCCCTGATTCATATTTGCGCCTCGGAGATCCCGTGCGGGGGCTCCTGGGCACGGGCTTGCTGGCCCCGGATGATATCGCGCTAGATGTTAGTTCCTATATTAACTCGCTCACTTGCTCCCGTGGCTCAACCCGCGTTGACGGGCCCTTGATTTCCTACGAGGCCGGCCAGGCGACGATAACCCTCATCAACCAAGATGGCCGCTTTGATCCGGACAACTTTCAGGGCCCGTATCAACAGCAATCCGGCTGGAGCTTTAGCGTCACAGGCACGCCTTCGGATGGTACGTTTTTTATCTTGCCTACCGCTAACGCTTTGCAAGTGTATGTTGGCGATTGGGTACAGTTTAGTGATGTGGCCGGGAATTATAAGGTTACTGCGATATCGGCTCCGTCTGGCGGTAACTGTAATATCTCGATCACTCCCACGGCCCCGGGCGTTATCTCTAGTGGCACGGCTAGCCGGTATGAAACCATGGTGACGCCTCAAGTTAAGGTTGCCATCCGTGCGGAATACGGCGGGATCTCATATCCACTATGGTCGGGTTTCGCGGTCGATTGGGAGCCACAATATAACGGGCCCGCCCATTCTTATTGTGTCCTGACGGCCACGGACGGGCTAGGCTATCTGGCCCAAGATGAACTCCGGACGGAGCTAGGAAGCCCTACGGGAGCCGGGGAACTATCGGGCGACCGTATCAACCGCATACTAGATTCTGCCTCATGGCCAACGGGCCCAGGGGCCCGCAATGTTGATACAGGTACGGTAGCCCTACAGGGCACAACGCTTGGCGGGCCTCCGCTTGAAGAGCTACAGGCAACGGCAGATGCGGAGCTAGGTGCTATCTATGTAACAGGGGACGGGCAATTCCGCTTCACTTCACGGCAGGCGATTCTCAATAACCCGGATTCTGCGGATTCTCAGGCAACCTTCGGCTCCGGTCCTGGCGAGCTTCCCTATATAGACCGGGAGCTAGAGCATCAATCAACAAGGCTTGTCAATACGATCATTTACGGCATACGTAATGGCACCTCGCACACGCTAACAGATAGCGGCTCTGTCACCCGTTACCTCAGCCGGCCATATAGTAACACGGATTTGCTGCTCACTTCGGATGATGATGCCCTGCAATGGGCTTCCCTGATTCTTTATCAAAATAAAGATCCGGAGCAGTGGTTTAATTCTGTGACCATAGATCCCCGCCCGATCCCCGATACCCTGTTTCCTCTTATTCTTAATAGTGAAATTGGCGACCGGGAGACTATCCGCAGGCGTCCCCCGGGGATGCCTGCAATTAGCCGGGACTGTTTTATCCGGGGCATATCGCATGAGTACAGGACCGGCTATTGGCGGACTCAATGGGTGCTTCAATCCGCCGAAAAATACAATTTCTTTATCCTCGGCACGGGCATCCTTGGCCATGATCGCCTAGCTTGAGAATTTGGGGAGTGTGAATCGTGGCTGTTCCCGTTTGGGTTGACGGTAATGCGTTGCCCGCATCCGATCTTAATAACTGGCTTGCGCCGAAGGTTGCCGTTAAAAGCTCTAGCCAATCGGTAACATCTAGCACGACGCTAGTTAACGATTCCGCGCTAGTTTTGTCGGTTGCCGCGAACGCTGTTTACGAAGTGACGGCACATATTGTCTATGATGGTTCAACCGCTGGAGATTTCAAGCCCGGGTTTACGGGCCCGGCCGGGGCAACGCTCACTTGGGTTGGCATGGGGCTTGGTAGCGGCGCTTCGACACCTATTGAGTCGGCTAGCCATAATGCGCAAACGCTAAGCGATACCGGCGCTGTTGGCGCTCTTGGCGCTGGCACATCTTTGGTTGTGCCAATCCACGGGGTACTGACAACCGCTGGCACGGCGGGGAATTTCCAGTTTCAATTTGCCCAGCTTACCTCCGATGCGACGGCAACCCGTGTCCTGGCCGGCTCCACACTAATCCTCCGGAGGATCGGCTAATGAAATATCCCGGCGCTCAGTGGCGACCACTTACGGTTAACTTCAACCGTGGGGGCAATAAGCCTAAGCTCTTTATCGTCCATATCATGCAAGGCTCTCTAGCTGGCACGGACAGTTGGTTTCATAACCCGGCCGCTCAGGTCTCGGCCCATTTCGGGGTTGGCAAAGACGGGACCATATACCAATGGGTCAACACGTCTGACACGGCTTGGCATGCCGCAAACGCTAACAGGGTTTCTATCGGTTGCGAGTGTGAGGGTTTCGCGGGGCACCCGTTGACGGCCGCTCAGGTTAACGCGGTCTCCAAGCTTTACGCCTGGGCCCATAAGGCACACGAGATCCCGCTCTGGCTCGCTAAGCGGCCGGAAGGCTCGGGGCTTGCCTGGCATGGTTTGGGCGGGGCCTCGTGGGGCGGGCATACCGGATGCCCAGGGGCCCCGGTCGTTGCCCAGCTTCCCGACATTGAGCGCAACGCGAAGGTGCTTAGTGTTCCTGCCGATCCTCCGCCCAAGCCGGGGAGCTATGTAACTGCGGGGATGCTTTCACTTGCCGGGCTTGCCGACAAGCTAGGCATGACTCCCGCAACCATCCTCCGTATGACTGTCCAGAAGTATGGGCCCCTTGATGGGCCCCTGGCTAAGTATGTCAACCGGGTTTTCCGGGGTGAGGCGGAGTCTACGGAGCCTCTCCCGGCCGGGCTCAGGCTTTGGGTGATGAAATGAAGAGCAACGGTAAGCCTATCTCCCGCAAGGTGCTAGCCCAGCTATTGACCTCCCTTGGCGTGTACCTCGTTGCCCTCGCTCTTGGCCGCCTGGGCGTGAACCTTGATCCCGCAACGGCGGGCCTCGTTGCGGCCGGGGTTGCCGCCGTGGCCGGCTTCGCGGCCGGATGGCTCACGCGGGAGCTTCCGGGCCTCGTGGTTGACGACACTCGCGGAGTTGACGAGACGATTGGTTAATTAGCGCGCTTGGCGCTATCATGCCTTCCGGAGATCCCAACGAGGGAAGCGAGGGAAGAGATGGCGCAACGCATTGAGACGTTCCTTGAGGATGATCTCAACGGAGGCCCGGCCGACGGAACGGTTTTCTTCGGCTTGGACGGCAAAGCTTACGAGATCGATTTGAGCGCGGCCAACGCAAGCAAGCTCCGGGCGGAGATGGGCCCTTACCTTGAGGGAGCGCGCAAGCTGGGCCGCGTGGGGGCTCCCCCGGCACACATGACGCGGACGCGGAGCACGAGCGACCGGGAGCGTTCGGCAGAGATCCGGACCTGGGCGAGGGAACGCGGGATTTCGGTCAACGACCGGGGCCGCATCCCTCAGGAGATCACATCGCAATGGGAGGCGGAGACGGCAGGCGGCACGCGGACGCCTCCGCCCGTCACGGCTCCCCCGGTCACTTTCAACCCCCCGGAGCCTGACGGAGCCCCCGACCTTCCCAGGCGCAGAAGCACGCGGAGCACGGGCACGACGGGCACAACGCGGCGCGGGGGCAGGCGCACGACAACCGGATAAGCACCATGGGCACAAGAGAGCCCCGGCCCGCTTCGGCGGCCCGGGGCTCTTCGCTTGCCCTGGGCTAGTGGTACCGGAGATGCTCCGTCTTGCGACGTGCAGCCCGGTCATAGGCGATCCGGTCAACGATCGACCAAATGATCACCATTACCCAGGATGCAACAAACATGCCGCCTATCACGGCCAAGATAGCTTCAATTACCGGCCACATTTGCCCTTTGCTCCCGCGTTGATGCGGAGAGCGGGCCTCTGGCTTGGGGAACAGGGCCCGCCCCCCGCTCGCAGTGGCCGGCCTCCGCATTACCTTGCTTGGGGGTGGCAAGAGCCGGGCCGTGCAGGTCCGGGCTCGCGGTTAAGGTCGGTCACTACCGGGAACCTTATGCGGTTTACTAGCAACGGTGCAAGCCCAGGCGGGAACTACTTTCCGCAATAGCGCTTACATAGCGTGTCCAGCCGGGCTAGGAGCGGGGCAACGTTGGAGTCATACAGGGCTTTTAGTGCGGGTTGTCCCTCAACGATCTCTGAGGCTTTCGCTTCCTCGTTTGCCATCTGTTCTAGCCAGAGGCGGGCTTGCCTCAGGTGATAGCTAAGCTTCCGGGCCTGTTCCTGCTCTTGCTCGCTCCCACGCTCGCTCATGCCACCCCTTACCGTCTCCACTCCAAGCTAACGCCACGATAAAGCCTGCACCAACACTAAGCCCAACGGGGAACTAGACACGCCTTCGCGGCTAGTAAACCTCCGATGATCTTGCCAGCGTTACGCGGGGGCAAGTTTGCCCAGGTGAAAGCGTTGGAAGCCTGGCCAGGACCGGGCAGGCAGGGGGCCCAGGCGGCAACCTCTGGCCTCCGCAACCCCGATCGGGCCCACTCAAGCCCTCCCAGGGCCCCGTTGGCCCCGCGGAAACTTGCCGAAGAGGGCCGGCTAGTTAACCTGCCTCGGCTATACTTCCCGTCTTAGGATGCCCCGGGAAATCGTCCCACGAGTTACGGGAGTGGGGCGGGGCATCCAGGGGCGGAGCCCCTCCCGGCCGCGTGCCCTTAGAGCTTCCTTCCGTATGGGCAAAACGACGGGCAGGGGCCCCGCTCCGGAGACCGGGCGGGGATGGATGATCATGATGGGCGGGGAGCCAATCGAGACGATAGCGGAGCAACTAGAGCTTGCGGAGATCCGGGCGAATAATCCCGGTTGGCGCATATGGCGGGGAGTTACCGGGAAGCTCTACGTTTGGCGTCTCAAGTCTTCCCCTCAAGGGCTGTACCGGGTTTGGACGATCCCCGGGGCCTGGGCCGCGATCGTCGCCCACGAGCGGGAGCATGAGCCCCGCCCACGGCGGCCCCTCGTGCAAGCCGTCAGATAGGGCCCAGGCGGGCTCAGCGCAAACGCAAGCCCCCGTGCGGTAGTGATACCGCTTCGGGGGCTTGCCCGTTGCCAGAGGCGCTCTCAGGCCCGCTCCTTACGGACCCGCTCATGGGCTCGCTCGTTGAAGCCGTCAACCCATTTGATGATGTGCCTACGGTGCAAATGCTTGTTGACGGGGTAATACTTGGTGCCATACTGCCCAGCCGGATCGGAGATCGTAACCGTGCCTTCCGCATAGCTCGCCGTCAAGCCCTGGGCAACGAGCTTGTCTGCCTCGCCTGGCTTGATGCCCACGAATCTCCGGCCGTGGTCATACCACGGGGTAAATAGTTTAACTAGCGTGCTCATGCTGCCTCGCCTTCCTCAACGGGCTCCCCGCGTGCTCTTGCGCGCCTCCGAAGTATATCAAGCGGAGCCATCCGGACGGAAGCGGCAGACTGCCCCCGCTTCTCTAGGCGCTTCCGGTAATTGCTCACATTGCGGTTTCGCTTTGATTGATGGTAGCGGCGCTTCGTTCCGCCTCCGCCTCCGCTATGCCGTGGCATCCTTGCCCCTTCGTTGTTGTCTTACCGCGTGGAGGCGCGGGGAATTGAACCCCGATCCTGCCCCAGCTAACGATGTCTCATCCGTGCCGCTTACTCGCCAAACACGGACGCGCGCCCGGTAAGCGGGAGTCCGCCGTTAGCTGATCAGTCGATACCTTCCGCCCCCGGGCGGGGAGCGGGCTAAGGGGGAAGGTGGCAAAACCGAAACCCTAACCCGCTCCCCTTTATCTCCCGGGCTCAAGGCCCGGAAGCTTCAAGCCCCCTCACGCTGCCGCCAGAAATCCCCCAAAGGGGGTTTCATCTTCCTCCGTTTCTGGCTCGCGTACCTTTGCCGCCAACTCCCGCGCCGCTTTCGCGCTAGGCAAACTCAGGTGAGCTAGAAGCGTTACCTCATTTCCCTCGTTATCCAATATGATACTTGCCGCAACTTCACGCTCCGCTTGCGTCATGCAGATAGGGCGGAGCCCGTGCACGGCCACCTCGATAGCTACAGGATCAATATAGCCATCATCGTCGGGCAATAGCCAGGCGTCGGCTTCGGGCTCATCTTCCTCTTCCCGGTATGTGCCTCGCTGCCATTGCTTGTAATGCTTCACACACAATCCGCGAGCCTCACGAGGCTTGCTGCATCCCGCGTGATTGCATGCCTCTCTTGCCATAGATCACCCCTTCTCTCCCTGCCCCGGTTGTGAGAGTTTGAGCCAGGGGGAAGGCGGCCGGGATACGTCCCCACGTTTTTACCCCGGCCGCCATCCTCACGGCTCACCTGATCTTGAGCCTTGCCTTGATGAGCGTTGTCTCTTGGTGGGCGTTGATTGACCGTAGCTGGATGAGCGCGGCCGGCTCCGAATGGGTTACGGCCGTGTATGGGTATGGTGAGCCGTTAACCCGCCAGTGAATTACGGCCATGGTTCGGCCCGGAAGCCATCCGGCTATGCCTAGCTTCCCGTCCGTGCGGGTTATCTCAATGTCTCCTGAGTCCATGCGCTTTCCTCTGCCGCCCCTGGCTCGTTTGATAGATGCTTGATGAGCTTCGCGGCAAGCTCGTCATATGAGAGCGCCCGGATATCGGTTACCGCGTCAACGGTCGCCAGGGCTGCCGCCAAGTCTTCCGCGTTAACCTCTACCGTCAGTCTCCCGTAATAATCCTCGTATGCCTGCCTGGCTTCCGGGCCGTAAAACTCCCCGGCCGCGTCCATGAAGAGCCCGCCGTTGCGGCGCTCGTTTGCTGCCTGGCTCACTTCGGCATCGTTCACTGTTGCCACCTCCCATTAAGTGATGTTGGTTTGTCCTGTTGTACGATTCTGTTGTCTGATTCTGTTAAGCTCTAGCTCTTTCCGGGCGGGAAGATAGACCTTCGCGCTCCCTTCCGCGAAAGCATCATCGGAGACGTGGAGCGCCTCGGCCAGGGCCCAGCCGGAGAGATCGGCCGCGTCTTCCGCCTTGATCCGGTGAAGCATGTAAGCGTTGTCAATCCGCCACTCTGGCGAACCGTAGAGGGCATCTCCCTCGTGCGGGGCGGTAAGCCAACGGGGATCATATTCAAACCCGCGGTAAACGAGCGTGCCATCATCCCGCCTGGCGAGCACTAGCCAATCGTCCCAGCCGAGGATGCGGCCGGGGATCGGCGGCCCGTAGCCCTGGCCGCGCGCCTGTTGCTCTTCCCGCCGATGGCGGCCCTTCCTCTTCATGCCCAGTTTCACTCCCTCTCCCTTCACTCTCATAGAGAGCTTTGTAAAGCCCCGTAAGCTCCTGGGCTACGAGGCTGTAAACGAGGGCATATCGCGCGTCTTGCTTGCGGCTCAGGATCGGCTGAGGGGCGCTTTCCGCAGCAATGAAGGCTTCCGCCTCCCTGCGGTAGAAAGCGGCCCGCTCGCTCAACCAAGAGCGGGCTTCCTCAGGCGTCAACCCTTAAGCTCCCTCCGTGTTGCGCATGATCCGGCCGGCCGCGAGGAACATTCGCGCCGCGCTCAGATCCCGTTGGGCTTCGCCCCGGTCCTTCGCGTAGATAACCGCCTCGACACGGAAGCGCCTTAGCTGGGTTATCCCGTCCGGGCCCGTGACCAGTGGCGGGCACGTATCCGGCCGCCAATAGTCAATGTGTGCAAGTGTGGGCATCCCGTATCCCCACCTCCCTAAATAGAGCAGAAAGCCCACGGGCCCGCCTGGGACCGTGGGCTTTCCTCCCGATTTACGGGGCTAGAAGTTTTCACACTGGGCATCTGCGATGTTGTACGACCCAGATGCGTGTCCCGTGTCGCAGACCTTCATCCCGCTTCGCGTCGTGCCGTCGCTCATGTGCTGTATCAGCTTGACGTAAACCTTGGCGGTAACGTTGCCCCCGCCTTCAAGCTGAGCCGTAAGGCTGTAATAGAGATCGTCCGCGTGATACTTCACGGACGCTTCCCAGGGGACGGCCGTGCCGTCTCCGAGAGGCCCCATGCCGCCTTGCGGGGAGCGGTTGTCACTGTCGCTCCCGTAGGTGATCGAGACGCCCGAAGGGGCGTAGCCCCGGACACGGAAGACAATCCGCTTGGCTGTCCACTTGACGTGAGGCGGAGCCGGCGGGGCTGATTCCGTGGGCTCCGTTTCCGTGGGCACGACGGCCGGGGAAGAGCCGTTAAGGCTCCCGAGATCCTCCGGGGTTTGACTCACAGACGTTGCGGTTGAGCTTGTGGAGTTTCCGCCCCCGGCCGCGTTTGCGATGATGCTCACGACGACAAGGAGCGCGAAGGTGATTGCTGCCGCCGTGGCGGCAACCTTGATCTTGCTCCGCCTCCTTTGCGGAGTACCGTTGTGCTCTGTTTCTGTTGGCATTATGCCACCTCCCTAAATAGAGCAGAAGCGGCACGGGCCCGGAGCGGTTGGGCTCGTGCCGCTTCCTCACTAGTTAGAGCACTTGGTTTACGTACTCCGTGGAAAGCTCCGCTAGCGCGATAAGCTCATCCCGCGTGAGCAAGAGCCGTCGTGGCTTGCCTCCGTTTTCATCGGGGGCAATCGTGATTGAGTGTGAGAAGCTCCGGGCCCGGTCGGCCCGGCCGACCTTAACCCGGTCCCATGCGCTCTTGTCGGCTATCACTTGGCTCATGGCTAGACCCCCGGCTCTTCGGGCTCAGCCCCGGAGCAACGATCGCACCATTCCTCCGGGCATGAGCGAAACGAGAGCGCCAAGGCTAGCGTCCGATGCGAAATGATGTTGCCGTGTGGCTCACAGACGGTTTGCCAACGACCCCCGGCCGTGTCCATTCCCGCCGGCTCTCCATCATAGACGCCAACTTGTGTGCCCGTGCTCCGGGCCCGCGTCCAAGAGCGAAGGCCCGCATAGTTGGGTATGCTCTTAGCCATCATGGTTGCCACCTTCCTTGTTTGAATTGAGCAGAAGCGGCGCGGGGCCTGGGCTCCGTGCCGCTTCCTCACAAGTCAAATCTTGCTGGCTTCTGTTATCCGATTCACTAGGTTAGCCCTTGGGTCTCTTTGGGCCTTAACCGGGTTTTCAGCGTCTCGCCTTAGCTCGCGGCCCCGAAGGTCTCCTAACGGTCGGCCTCCGGGGGGCTCTCCCGGCCCCCTGTTTAGCTGTCTAGATACAGGTTAACTAGCAGTGAGTTAACTAGCAATGGTTTCGCCAAACTTTCTCAAAGTTTTTTTGGCTCCGCGGTTGCCCTGGCCAGGACCGTGCATGCTAGGCTTCCGCGCGGGAAGGGGTGGCAGCATGGCGGGAAGGGCTCAAGCCGTCTGGATGCCCACGGCACGCCTCAAGGCGCTGCTCAGGGCGGGGGTGCCGTTTGCGGAGATAGCCAAGCTCAACAAGGAGCTTGGCGGTAGCAAAGTATCCGTTGCGGCCGTCTCCAAAAAGGCGCGGGCACTAGGCTTCGGCCCCCGCCGGCTCTCCCATGCGGGCATCGTGCCCCGGGGTATCCTGCCAGAGCACAACCAAAGCCAATTCCGTTACATGCTGCAAGCGGGCAGTAAGCGCCTACAGGGCGAGAAGCTCTCCCCTACGGACGCGCGGCTATGCCGGGCCCTAGACCGCTTGCTCGCGGCCGTTGACGAAGAGGCCCCCTTGGGCCGGATCATCGTTTACGATCGCTCCACGCCTGAGGGTTGGTGGCTCGTGCCCAGGCTCGCCAGTGACGGAGACAATCTCATCCGGCTCCCGCCTGACATAGCGGACAGTGAGCCTCTCGGCAACGAGGGCTAGAAGCTGGGCATTAAACTTCGCTTCCTCGCGGAGCCTGCCGCCTAGCCAGAGGCAACCTAGGGCCAAGGCCCCGCCGATCATGAAGGCCGCCGGCCCTCTGCTCATGATGATACGCATAGATGAGCCCCGCTCCCGGTTGGACTGTTGAACGCTCCCGGGGGCATGTTACCCCCACGGGAGCCTCTCCGGAAGCCATGTTTTCCCACGTCACACGGGGTAAGGGCTTCAACGGAGGGTAACCGGGAGCGGGGCTCGCTGGGGCGGGTGTCCGGTCGAAGGGGCCTAACTCCCGGACGGCCCGCCCCCGGAAGGGGCCCCGGGCGCGCGGGAGAGCGCCGAAGAGGCCCGGTTGGCGAGATCGGCCCCGTGTTGATAGAGGCCGAGATTGGATGAGACGAGGGCGTTGTGTATCGCCCAGGCGGCCCGCCTCCCGAGCGTTGCCGCATTGATGTAGGCGAGCTTCCCCGCGCGGGCAGCCGGGGGCGGGTTGGTTGCCCTCAATTCCCTGAGCCAGGCGCGGGCAGCATCGGCAAGCTTCGGGGCGTCAACCCCGGCCGAAGAGAAGTCAACGGCTTTGCTGTCGGCTTGCACCTTGGCGAGAGCCGAGGCGAAGGTCTGGCGGGCATTGCCCGTGATGGCGGAGCGGTACCCGCCGAGATCGTATGACGGCCTGGGCTTTGGGCTTGGGCTTGGGCTTGGCGAGTGTGCCGCCGTGGCGGCCGGGGGTGCCTGCCATCCTTGTAGCAAGGCAATAACCCCAATGCCCGCGAGCGGCCCTATGGTGATCACCCCGACAACGACCGCTATGTAATGCCATGGCTGCCAGTGCTTCCGTCCGTGCCTGCCCCTGCCTCTGCCCGGCTCCGGGAGCCCCGTTGCGGGGAGATCCGGGCCGGCCGGGGGCGCTGGGGAGGCCGTGAGCTTCGGAGGGCCGATAAGTATTGAGCCGTCCATGATCTTAGGATGAAGCTCTATGCGATCGTCGGGGGCGGGCACCGCTCCGCTTCCGTTTGGCTTGTATGTGTATGCAGGTGAACTCACGTCTGTTAACCCCTTCCGGGTTTCAACGGGAGCCCCGGGCTTGGTTTCGCTTCCCCGCTAGCCATGCCCGGGGGCTTCCGCCGTGTGTGTCAGATCTCCCCGTTACGTAGAGCGGCTTGTATGGCTTCCCAGTCGTTCGGGGATATTGGCTGGCGACTCAGCCAAGTGAGCAACGCCAACGCATCGTGAGGCAGCGAGTAGGCATCCAAAGATTGCCTTTCAACCGCAATAGGGCACGCCTCGCTACGTGCCCCGCTAGCACCCCTCCGGGGAGCTTCGCGCAGAGTAGTAGTTTGGGGCGCTTCACGGTTTGCCATTGGTCTCCCCTCTCTTGCATCCGTGAGGCGCAACCCTGGCCCCGCCCCTGTAGGGGCCAGGGTTACCGCCGTGGCCGATCCCTCGCACGGGGGCTTATCCCTTCTCCCTGAGGGCCCGTGTCCTGACGGGGTGCCCCGCGTGCCCGGCATCTACAGGGCCCGCACCCTACGGCAAGAGGGCACTTACGAAGACTGTAACCCCGATCTAACGCGACACGCAAGACGGGGCTTACGGCCGCGTTCCTGGCCAGCCAGTTAGCCCGCCCCTACACTTGGCGTTGTGACGGGCTACCGGAAGGGCACAACCCCGGAGGGGCAACTTGAGCGGCTAGAGGAAGCGTTTGCGCTTGCGTGTGCCGCGATACAGGCAAGCCCGGATGCGGCGCAAGCCTGGGCCGCCGTTGAGGCTCTCCGAGCCAAGATCCTTGAGCTACAGTCAGAGACGGCCGCGTTTAGAGGCTGGCTCGCGGCATACTTGCAAGATCAATACAAACTGACGACCGCGGAGCTTGCCGCCTTCCTTGGCGTGAGCCGGCCCCGTGCAAGCCAGATCATGAAAGCGGCCAGAGAAAGAGGAAACCCAGTGACGGACCCAACGAGCTTGCCTGAGCCTCAGAACGTCGTGCTAGCGATCGTCACGAGCGGCTCTAGCGTCGTGGTTGCGGAGCGGCGCGACAAGGTGCCCCCGTTCACCTTCCCCGGGGGCGAGATCAACCCGGGAGAATCGCTCCATGATGCCGCCTCCCGCCGTGTGCTGGATGAGACCGGGCTCCGGGTTACGAAGACGGAGCTTATCGGCCGCCGGCTTCATCCCCGGACGGCCCGCCTCATGTCTTATGTGTGGGCCCAGGCTGAGGGAGATCTTAAGCCCGGAGATCCCGAAGACTTGGCCGATGTGCGATGGATGCCAATAGCTGAGACGCGGGAAAAGATGCCGGATATGTACGAGCCCGTGAGGCAGCGCCTAGACGCCTTGGAGCGGGCCTCGGAGCAGGATGGCGGGCCCGCGCCTGAGGGCTCCGGCCAGGACTAAGAGGCCCGGCTACCTGGGAAGATGCTAGTAGGACTAGTACACTCCTACGGGTAGGAGTATAGTCTTCGTACCAAGTGTGTCCTACGAGACGGGAGGCCCGAGGTTGACTAGCGTAAGCGTCATGAGAGCACTAGGCGGAGGCCGGCTCAGCCGTGACAAAGATACTAGCACGAGCAAAGAGCGGCAGTATGAGACGATAGAGCTTAGCGCCAAGCTCCGCGGTGACAGGCTCATACACATAGCTTTTGACAACGACGTATCCGGAGCCATAAGCCCCTTTGAACGGGAAGAGCTAGGCCCCTGGCTTACGGAGCCAGCTAAGATCGCGCAATGGGACGTGCTTATAGTCCCGAAGCTTGACCGCCTTACCCGGTCGCTTTTCGATTTCGCGGATTTCGTCAAATGGGCCAATGTCCATGAAAAGCTTCTCATAAGCGTTAGCGAAGGCATAGACCTAAGCACCCCGGCCGGGAGGATGGTTGCAAATATCCTCGTTTCGTTTGCTCAGTTTGAGCGGGAGCGCATCGGAGAGCGGAGAGCGGAGGCAGCCGAAAAGCTCCGCGTCTTGGGCCGCATGGGCTCAGGCCGGCCAAAGTACGGCTATATGCGCAAAGACGGAAGCGACCGGATTTACCAAAACCCCGATACCGCCCCGATAGCGCGCCGCTTTATCAATGAGATCATAGATGGCATGACACAAGACAAAGTTTGTGAGCGCCTTACGGATGAGGGAATCCCGGCCCCGTATGGCGGCCCGGTTTGGCGAGCCTCAAGCCTCCGCAAAATCCTCGCCTCCCGTGCATTGCTTGGAGAGCTACAGCACAACGGGCATTCAGTCTTGGATGCCGAAGGCAGCCCAATCATGATGACAGAAGAGCCCCTTATTACTTTGCATGAGTGGACACTCTTGCAAGAGGCGCTTGATGAGAGGCGGAGATATTGGAAGACTTCGCCCAACTTCCATATGATGCTACGGATTGCATTTTGTGGTGAATGCGATAACCCGTTTCATCATCAGCACAACGGCAACAACGATTATTACCGCGATCACGGCACCCATAGCCTCCCCGGCATCCGTACCGAAGCACTAGAGGCTATGACAGAGGATCTCTTGATTTCCAACTACGGCAAGCGGGGAATCGAGAGGCGCGCTCGTGCGGGCAAAGACTACACGGCCGAGATCAAGCTAACCGAGCGGGAGCTTAGCGAGCTTGAAAATCAATACGTTGCTCACAACGTTTCGGCTGAGCGCTTCGCCAAGGTGGCTAGCCGGCTTGAAGCCCGCTTGGCGCAGCTTCGGCAGGCTCAGGAAGCGGCAAGCTCTACCGATTGGGAGCCGACCGGGGAGACCGTCAAAGAGCGCTGGATGCGCTCAGACAAGGCTGAGCGTCACACGATGCTTAGGAGCCTGGGCCTCCGCGTGGAGCTTCGGAGGCAATACCGGATCTCCGATCATGCTTGGCGCTGGTGGCTTGAGTTTGTGTGGGACTCAGAAGCCCACGAGCGGCTAGCCAGGCTGCCCGGCTGAGCCAACGGAAGGCCCCGCGCCGCGTGCCCCCTCGATGCGGCCCGGGGCCTTCCTCATGCCTAGACTACTCTCCGTGAAGCCGGTTACCTAAGGTTAACTAGCACGAAATCCCTCCGGATAGCCTCCCCCTCTGCCATACTTGCCGCCTCGGCAATACTTGCCTATGGGGAGAGGACAAAACCATGCTTAGACGACTCATCACGCCCGCGCTCGTTGCGGGAGTCCTGGCCGCCGTTGTGACCGTGGCCGGGCCCGCCACGGCGGCAACCGCCATCAAGACGCCCGGCCCGCCGATCGGCTCCGCCGGCCAGACAGGGCACGCGGTAACCGGGGCGAACTTCCGCTACGCGGCAGGAACGATCTTCCTCCGCAACGGGGGACTCTTCGCTGCAACCAACCTCGGGGTTGGGGGCTCCGTCTCGCTCAAGAGCACCACGGGGAAGACGGTACTTCTCGGGATCTCAACCGACACGAGCGGGCCGCATCACCCTTGGAGCCCGGGTATCAACGTGTACCAAGGTCACACGCTCATAGCCTCACAGAACGATGCTTCTGTGAACGGGGAGACATGCACGGCCGGGGTTTGCACCCCCGGAGACTCTGGCCTCTGGCCTGACAGGCAGCATGCAAGGCTTTCGCTCTATTATGACCGGGCTCATGGGCAAATCGTCTTTGAGGCTCTCACGGATGCGGGCGACAGCTACCATGGGCATTACTTCATCGGCACAGGGCTTCTCTTCCGCCAGGCCCGCGTTACGGGCGATTTCGGCAATACCCCGTTTGATTCCGTGGGTTACACGGCTCCGCCGGCGGCCGTCACCAAGTACCTCTCATGGAGCGCGGCCACCTTCACCAACTATGCCGGAGTACACGGCAACTTCCGGGGGCCGTGGACACGGAACATTGTGCGCCTCGTTGACGCCCAGGGGCACGCCTACGCGGGCACGCTCAACAAGGCAGGAGACCACTTCGCTACCTCGCTCGCTCCCTAGAGGCCCAGGGGGCCCGGAGGCGGGCCCCGGGCCCGTGTTACCCAGGCACGGGCTCCGGGGCCCGCTTAGTTGTCTGGGGGGCC